AGCCGCGGAATCAGCTCGAACCTTTTCATTAGAACGTCTCCTTGACGACCACCAGCACGACCGCCAGCAAGGCAGCCGCACGGGCGAGCTTGGACCAATCGAACGGCGGCCGTGCCACGGCATGGGCATGGGCATGGGCATGCCGGCTGCAGCACCGCACGGCAGCGCGTGGATTGTGGAAAGGGTATGGATTGCGCAGGTCTTGACGATTCATGGTCTCGGTCTCTCTCTCTGTGATGGGGAACAGTGCCGCAAGTGGAACTAATGCAGCAAGCGTGCCAATCAATCGGCCGCAGCTACTGCAACGTTGAAGGCAGCGCGCGCGGACAGTTCCAGCCGCGCGCGGATGGTCAGGGAGCGCAGGGTGTCATCATCGCGGTACGCGCCTTGATCCCAACCCTTTGCTTGGCGTTCTGCCTGTTCAATGATGCCGTTCGCTTCCGCGCGGACAAAGGCGATGGCTTGGCGCTTCGTGGTGATTCCGTATGCATTGGCTTTCATGGTCCGGTCCCTCTCTGGTGAGTGTGCGGATACCTATGCAGCAACTGTGCCAAGCCGCGGAACAGTCTACAGAGCCGGAACAGTTCCCTAAGTGTGACCAAGAGCGTCACTTCATGTGCCGTTGTGCGTCACTTTGTGCCGCGCTTGGTACAGTGCCGATGGTGGAACAATCGGAGTGAGCCACAGGGCATCCGCAGGGCATCCGCTGGTGATCTGTGGGCGGTCCGCTGGTGTGCCGCTGGTGGCCTACAGGTGATCCGCTGGTGATCCGCGGCGGCTCAGAAAAAAAAACAGGGCACCGCAAACCCATGCGCAAACCACAGGGCACCAGCACCACGCCATACCGCACCATGCGAATCACTTGCAGGCCACCTAGTGCGGCCCATGCTGGCCTGCGTCAGTCCATGTATCTATTGCACGCCACTGTGCAATCAAGGACTTGCGCTTGATGGTGTGCCGTAGTGTGCCGGCAGGCTGGCCAGGTGCCATGCCGCGGCGGCCTTGCAGGGCAGGAAAGGAGCCAGGCGCCAGGCCGGCACGGGGGGATTCCAGGCGCGATCGAAAATCGAGGAGGGCTCAGATTTTTCTGTGGAAACCCCGGGACCACCTTCGCTCCCACCTCGGGATGCCCCTGAGACCGCCATGAAGGCCCCTAGAAGGCGATCCTGTAGAGGGGTCGGTATAGGTGTAGCGGGGTGGGTACTGGAAGGGCCTCTGAGGGCCTTCCTGGGGGAGATGCGTATGGACGGCTAAACGTATAGACGTCCTGTCCCTAAGTGTCCCCTAGGGGAAGCAACCTTACTACACATACACCAACACATACAGGAAAGCCTACAGGAGTCCCTTAGGTAACCCCTAAGAGCTCTTATGCTCTTAGAGCATCAGTTGCACCCGAGGGCGCGCATACGCGTTGCATAGATGAGTGTGAGTTGTCAACCATTCTGTGTCGACACCAACCAGACACCCCCTAGAGGGCAGAGAGAGACCAATCAAACGGACCTCTAAGGGGGCTGGGTCGAACTCAGTGACGTGAAGCGCGATTGGTCTGTTGGAACCGATGCCTTGGAACTCGACCACCGCAGCCCCGAAGGAACTCCTCAAGAGCAGCCTCACGGGCCTTGGCCTTGAATTGAGCTTCGGACTGTGCCGTGTCTCGGGCCAACTGGTCACGAAAGTATCGCACACCCTGGGCCAGGCAATCGAGGCGGTCATCGTGCCGAAGGCTACCTCGATCCCTGGTCAGGTGGGTCATCTGGTAGAGCAGGCTGTAGCGGTGATCGTCTTGGTTGACGTCCCGTCGACAGGCCGAGGCATCGAGCACCAATCGGTGCTGATTCATCACCGGCTCAAGATCGTCGATCATGCGCAATTCCTTCTGCGTAGTGCTGTGATTCTCCTCGATCGTGCAGGGATACCCGACACGGGTCAGATGGGGTTCCAGCAGCTTCGAGAACATGCCGTCGCCGAAGTTGGACTCGATCCGGATGAGGTTGACCTCCTCCGTCTTGGCGATGTTGGCCAGGGCAGTGAGCGTCTTGTCGTCGTAGCCCTCCCGGAAGCCTCCCCAGTTGCGCGCGTAGATGAAGCCTTCGAGTGCCTTGAGCACTGTCCAGGCGGTCTCATCCTTGCCACGGCCCGAGGGGTCGATCTGGAGAATCTTGCCCTGGTACGGCTTGCGATCCTCGGAGTAGTGCATGGGGCGATGCAGGCGATCTCCGCTGATCCCGAGGTTGGCGATGTCGGGCCAGGCGCTGCGTAGGTCGGACGTCCACACCATCGAGATGGGGGCCGTCTTGATGTCGACGTCGAGGCAGATCAGGTCCGAGGACTTGAGCGGGTAGCGATCGCTGTCCGACAGCGTGGTGTCGAGCATGAACTGCAGGGCGAAGCCGGACTTGCCGTAGGACACCTCGCGCTCGGCCAGGTCCAGGTCACTGAACCGTGTGGGCTCCGTGCTGTGACCGACCAGGCTGGGATTGGCATAGAGCTCGTCCAGGATGTCCTGGGCCAGAGCCCCGGCATACTTGCCGGCTTGTTCTGGGGATGGGAAGCGGGCTGTCCAGATGCGGCAGTCGTACCCGCGGCCTCGGATGATCTTGTAGACCGACTGCTCGGTCTGGGGCGTGCCCAGGTAGATCACCTCGCCGCCTGGGGTGATGACGGCATCGAACTCCTTGACGGCCTCGGCCAGGCGCTCGCGCTGAATCTCCGTGAGGGAGTTCTTCGGCACCTCGATGTCGTCTGCGACGATCAGGGAGGCACGGCCACCCGTGATCTGCCCGAAGATGCCCGTAGCGCGCACCGAGGGTGACTGCGAGGCTTCGGCCGGACTCACGTCGAAAGACAGCACGGAGTCTCGGTCATCCTTCTTCGGCCGCAGGAATCGGAGCTGTTCCACTTCGTTGATGAGTCGACGCACGAACGTGGCGAACTCGGTGGCCTTGTTCTCGTTGGCCGAGACGACCAGGATGCGTTCTTGGGGGTTCCTGTAGAGGCGCCAGAGCACATAGGCAGCCGTGATCCAGGACTTGCCCACACCGCGGAACGCCTGGATCATCCGGCGTCGATCGCCGTTCTGCAGGTACAGCGCGATCTTAAGCTGACGTGGGGAGACGCGCAGCTTGAGGTGGTCCAGGATCAGCCAGAGGAACGCCCGGAAGTCGTTGTAGAGCTTCTTCTCGCTGTCCGAGGCGATCCACTCGGGGTAAGTGGTCACAGATTCAGCACCTCGGCCAGTCGAGACAGCCGCAGTGCGACCCGCAACAAGAAGTAGCGCATGGAATAGTCCTCAGGCCGCCCACAGTTGCGCAGGCGGAACTTTCAGGGATGGGGAGGTAGGGTTGCCTAGGGCAAACCCCGAGGCCCGTGTAGGGCCTCTATGGAGCTCTCAGGAGTGGGAGCCCAGGGCGTAGAACAGGTGGGTCCCGCACTGGTACACAGGGGTGTGCCCCTGCTGCCACTTCGGGTGGACCGCGGTGGTGCAGTAGTGGTCCGCACCGTGGGTGACATCCGCCAGGCCAGCCTCAACGGCAACCGTGGCGATCTCCAGGGCGACCCGGAAGGCGGTGCTGGAGCTGGTCGACACGTTGCGGATCCGCTCGTACTGCGGATCGGAAGTGTTCCAGCAGGAGAACTGTTGGCGCGCAAGACACACCGAGAGGATGTCATGGCCCCACCAGGCGGGGTTCTTGGCCCGGTTCAGGATGACGCAGGCCACCGCGGTCATGCCGGGGCGTCCCTGGTTGCGTGCTTCGGCCCAGATGGTGCGGGCCAGGATGTCGACGGGATCAGACTTGTTCATGTGATTTCCCCGAGAAGCCTGGGGCGTACCACCCGGTGCCCTTGAGGCGGAAGGAGCCGGCCGAGAGCTGGCGCTTGAGGACGCCGAGCTGCGCGCAGTCGCAGGGACGTTCGCTGGGAGCGCTGAACTTCTCCAGGCGCTCCACGGTCTTGCCGCATGCGCTGCAGCGGTAGTCGAACAGGGGCATCAGTTGGTCCTCCGCATGGCTACCACGTCGGCGTCCTCGGGATCGAAGTCGGGCATCTTGCCGGCCAGTGTGTCGGCCAGCTTCTTGGCCCGAACGGGCGAGTCGATGCCGTTGTCCTTGAGGAACTTGATGGCCTGGGCCAGGAGTGCCGGGGGCAGGGTGATCGGAGCGAGCTTGCCATCCTCGCCGACGTGGCACCTGTAGGATCGAATCTCCTCGATCAGCGAGTCGGCCACGAGGTTGTGCAGACTGTCGAGGGTGTCCTCACTTGCCTTGGTCACGACGGAGGTCCTCCAGGTGAGCGTTCAGGGCGGAGAGGTTCACGTTGGTTGCGCTGAGCTGGGCGGAAAGCGTGTCGATCTGCGCGGACATCTTCTCGACGTTCTGCAGGCGAGCCTCGTGGTTGACGATCGTCTTGGTGTTTGTGGCCAGCAGGCCACCGGCACCCAGCAGGCTGGCCGAAGCAAGTGCGACGACGACCTTTTGGATTAGGGAAGCCTGCACGATCATTTCCAGACCACCGCAGGGGTGAAGCTAGAGGGTTCCATAGGAGGTCTCCAGGTTGGATTAAGGGTAGAGCGCCGGGTTCGCTACGAGAGCGTCACGTTGACCGTGCCGGTCGCCGTAGAGCCGCCCGTGGCCGTCACGACGCATTGGAGCGTTGCGGTTCCAGGACCAACATCCGGATCGCAGTCGACGGAAACCGTCTGACTGCTGGCGTTGGATAGGGTGAAGCCGGGTGAGTTCGACACGAATGACCACGCATAGGTGTACCCAGAGCCACCCGAGGGGGTTGCCGTAGCGGTTCCCGGTGCGGTTGTGCTGTAGGTCCCAGGGGCGGGATTGAAGTGTGTCGCACCATTAGTGCTGGACATGGCCACCGAGAGGGCGGAGTAGATATTCACCCACGATCCGCCCGATCGCCGATAGCCGTTCTGGACGTTGACGCGGGTTCCACCAGAAGCTCTCTTGACGGTTGTGAGGGTGATCCGTGACCCTCCGGATGTGCGTTGGGGAGTCATCAGATCACCAGAACCAGAGGTCGCCGTCAGCAGCATTAGCGCCGGGATCGTTGGACTGCACGAAGATGCGAGGTGTGCGAACCCAAGTCGACCCGTTAGCACTCAACTGGTATACCTGCGAGGCGAGGTACGCCACGCCGTTCCACTGAATGCCGTAGCCATTACCTGAGAAGTAGGCCCCACCCGTGTTGTTTGGCGCTATCGTTGTGGCAGCCAAGTTGCCCGCCGATCCCAGAGTCATGATGGGAGAGCCGAGGGCCGATGCAGCGTTAGCCCGGTTGTACCAGGCGAACCCGCCACCACCACCACCCTTGCTGTTGATGAAGGACATCTCGCCCCACTCGATCTGGGCAACGTTCCAGGCGATCTCCCCACCATTGTTCGGATCACCACCGAAGTAGGCGGTGGAGAACGTCGGCCCACTGAGCGTGGCGTAGTTGGCAGGATTGAAGTTCGAGCTGTCCCACACCGTGCGCCACGCCCCGAAACCTGCGCCGCTACCGTTGGTTCGGTAGTAGAGGTTCCCAGTGGCGTCACTCCAAGAGGTCGCCAATTGGAACGCCCTGTCATTGGAGCTAAAGCCCGTCACCTGTAGCAGCGTCGTCCAGCTTCCCTGCGGGGTGTTGGTACTTGGAGCGGCAATCACGGTGGGAGTGGTGCCAACCAATGCGTTCGCATCAGAGGTCACATACCCAGGTGCGGATGACACCTTGGACGATGGGGTGAAGTTGCCGGCGTGCCACAAGGTCTGGTTGTTCCAGTTGATTCCGCCAACGGATACGTTGAGCGAGCCTGCATTGCCACCCGTGCCGTCAGGACGGATATACACAGTCCCGTTGATGCCGCTGCCAACGCCAGTACCAAGAACTAGTGCTCCCGTTCTGCAGGCTATCTCCTGTGCCACGCTAACTGTTCCAGTGAACAAGGGCGCGTCCCTGGTTGCCTTCGCGTCCAGCGTGGTCTGTAGGCCCGCAAGGTCAGCGATGGAGATGACCACGTTACCCACTCGGCCTGCGACAGCCGTCACGGTCTCTGTGTTGTCGATCTTGTCCCAGCCGGTTCCGCTATAGACGATCTGGTCGCCCACTGCGAGGTCCACGCCACCGACCGTGCCGGCCACGCTGATCTTCCAGAAGTCGCCCTTCGTGGGGTTCGCGGGGAAGGAGCCAGTGGAGGCATCGAACGCACCCATGTACCGCAACACGCCGGTTGCGTAGGTCTGCGCAGTCAGGGCGGACGCATAGGCGTCCGTTGCACTTCCCGCGGCGCTGGTAGCGCTGGCATCGCTGGCCGTCGCGCTGGCGGCCGAGGCGACCTCGCTGTTGTGCGCAGCGGTGGCAGAGTCCTCCGCGGCAGTAACCGCGGCATCCAGCGACGCTGCTGACGCTGCAGCCGCATCTCGGGCTGTCTGCGAGTCCGTTGCAGCAGTACGAGCATCCGCGGCGTTGTTGCCGGCCGTGGTGGCGTACATCTGCGCCGTGTTGGCGGAGGTCTGGGCGTCGTCCCGGTGGGTGCCGGCCGTGCTTTCGCTGGCGGCGGCGTTCATCGCCGAGGTGGCCGCAGCGGCAGCCGAGGTGTCCGCGGCCGTTGCATAGCTCTGCGCAGAGTCAACCACCGCGTCCACACGGGCAGCCTGGGCGGCTGGCGAGGGGACGAAGATGGTGGTGCCCATGTCGTCGGTCAGGGGGTAGCTGCCGTCGCTGCCAGGGCCTCCCGTGGACGTGCCAGCCAGCCAGTCACGAACCTGGGTGATGTAGGTGCGCCAGGCGTCCACCAGGGAGGACATCTTGCTGACTACAGAAGGAATCGTAGGGTCAGCCATAGGAGTCTCCTGGATTGGTTAGTAGCCGGTCACGTCCAGCACGAGGTATGAGCCGAAGCGAATGTTGGTGACGATGGGGCTTGATGGCATGGTGTGATGGGTGAACAAGGTGGAGCTGAGGGTGGTTCCGGAGAACGAGGTGCCCTCAAGTCGGAATTGGAGGTTCTCGCGGGTGACCTCGCGGTAGCCGAAGATCGAGTGCACACACGCGTAAGTCCGACCAGCGGGGTATGTGCCTCCAGGAGCTCCGGTGACGAGCTGCATGTCCACGACACGCATGGCCTTCTGGTTGCTGTCGAAGATGCAGCGACCGGAGGCATCAAAGAGCTTGAGGCCCACTGTTCCAGTGGGTGATGGGGCGGTATCGAAGATGTAGTAGGGGACGGATGTTCCAGCCGGCCCGGAGCACATGATGAGGAACTGCCCGGTGGTCGAATCCAGCTTCGAGCAGTAGGCCACTGCGGGGGTGCTTCCACCCACCGCGATGACGGGGGCTACCATGTTGGCGATGTTGAATGCGCTGTAGGAGAAAGCGCCCCCCGATACCGTCACCGCATTACCGGATTGCCGGAGGAACAGGTTTCGATAGTTGGTGTCGATCTGGACGGTGGTGTTGTCATCGTTCAGCGCGCGGAATTGGACGGCCACTCAGTAAACTCCGTAGATCAATGTGACGTCCGCTGGCGTGTAGAGCGTGCTTGTTCCCCATGAAAGGGTCCGCCCAGACAGCGACGTGCTAGGCATGTACCAACTCCCGTCTGTCGGAAGGAGTACCCACCAGATGGATCCGGTGGCGTCCGCGGGGATCGTCACTGATCCAGTGGAGCCCGCGGGAACCGCAACGATTCCCAGGACGCGACTCAGGTGCGCCGCGCTGTCGAACTGGAGGCTTCCATCGGAGTTGAATACCTTGGCTCCGATGGACATCAGATGTTGACTCCCAAGGCCACGCGCAGGACGTTGTTGGCGTCATAGACGCGGATGTTTCCGTTGCTCCATTCGAGACGCGCACCACCGGACGGTGACACGATCCCGAAGTGGTCCCCCAGGATGATGAAGTCGGAGGTGGCTCCAGTGTTGTAGACGCCAAAGCCGGCTACGTAGCCATTGACGTCCGTCTTGACCATGTACTCGGACGTGAGACCGTTGATGACGTTCTGCTGGGTCGAGATCGAGGAGGTGTTGCCATTGACGGCAGACTGCAGCGTCACGATGCTCGACGCATTGGCCGAGTCGCCATCTGCGCGCGCTGTCTGCTCGCTGAGGATCAGGGCGGCGTTGTTGTTGGCAGTTGCCAGCACGCCATCCACGCGGGTGCTCAGGGCACTGTCGGCGTCGGTTCGGGCGGTTGCCTCGTTGGTGATGGCCGAGGTGTTGTCGGCTACCGAGGACGTCACGACATCCAGGCGATCGCTGAGCGAGCTGTCGGCGGTTGCACGGGTCGACGCTTCGGAGGTGATCGACGCTGTGGCGGCATCCACGGACGAGCTCACAGCGTCGATGCGATCGCTCAGGGCGGCATCCGCCGTCGCATTGGTCGCAGCGTTGGACGCGATGGTCGACGTGTTGCCATCCACAGACGACTGGATAGCCGTCAGGTGAGTGCCGAGGGATTCCCCGGGGGCGACTTCGACCTTGGCCATGTCGAGCACGAAGCTCGCGCCGTCAGGGCTCGCGGCGCCCATCAAGGAGAGCGTCTGGTTGGTGGCGGTGTCGCCTTCGATGCGGGCCGTCTGCTCGTTCGTGATGAACGTGTGCAGGTCGGTGCCGTCGATGTTCGCCAGGTCCGTCACGGTGGTCGCCAGGGTATTCACGCGATCCACCTGGTCGCCGATGGTGGCGGCGTTGGTGTCGATGTCGGTGATGCGCTGCTGGAGGTCCGCGAGGAGCTGACTGTTGAGGATGGAGTCCGTGACGTTGGCCAGGACGTCCGTATCGTCGGAGATGCCAGTGTTGGTGGCGACGCGGGTGAGGCCGGTGTTGATGCCGACTTCCAGGCCGTCCTGCGCCTCCTGGATCAGGTAGAGGAGCTGCTGCACGGCGAGGTTGAGTTCGGCCTCGGTGAGCACAGAGCCGTCGTGGAACTGGGACAGGGCCGTGGCCGAGTCCGTCTGTCGAATCACCTCCACCGCATCGGCCGGGGCCGGGACGACTCTCAACTGAACGTGGGTGTCGTCGATGAAGATGTAGTCGAAGGGGAAGGACAGAAAGCGCGTGTTTACCTTTACCCGCACGTCGGGTTGCTTGATGTAGGGGAACGGAACCAAGAATGTCTTGGTCACACCGTCGCCGCCGTAAAGTGCACGGCTGCTCAATGGGCTCTCCAGAATAGGGAAGGGGGCCTTTCGGCCCCCTCGGTTACTGTTCCCAGATCATGTTGATGTGATCGGGGTCTGGGTCTTTGTTGTTCTTCGGCAGACCATCGGTCAACGCATGGAACGGGATGTCCGATCCGATGAAGTTGCCGAACGGCAGCACTTGCTTCCACGCCTGGGCGTCGCTCTGGGTGAACTGCTTGTCGCCGCGTAGGAGCGGCTGGATCAGCGAACCTGCAGCGCGATTGAGGGCGGTCAGCTTGCTCAACGTCGGGTTGCCCGAGATGAAGCTGCTCTGCTGGCCTGAGCCGCGGTTGTTGAAGAACTGGTGGCCCAGGGTGATGCCGCTCACGGTGTCGATGGCACCCGGCAGGAAGGACGAGAAGTTGCCGCGGGACCAGGCGGCCAGGGCGATTGCCTCGGGCGTCAGATAGGTCTTGGCGAACTCGTCCTTTTTCGGGCCGTCAGCCATCGCGGCGTACTTCATCCCGAACTGCACGGAGTAGGACATCGCAGCCAGAGCCGATCCCACGAGGAACGTGGTGGCGGCCTCGGCATCGCGCATGTTCGCGCCGTGCAGAATCTGCTTCGTGAAGCTGACCATCATGAAACGCCGGAACTGGATGATGACCTTGCCCAGCGTGCTGTGCATCCAGGCAGACGTCTCACCAAGGTCCTCGTCCTGCACCATGCGGCGGGACTCACGGAAGATGCCCGAGAGCAGCGCATCACGCGCTTCTACGTCGGTCCACTTGGCGAAGTTGAGGATGCGGGACTTGCCCACGAAGTCAGCCGAGACGTTCTCGGTGGTCGCGGTGTCATGAAAAAAAAAACGCTCCATCATCGGCTGATCCAGCCCGATCTGCGCCAGCCGCTTCGAGCTGATCGCACCACCCTCGCGGGCCTCCTTCGTCAGCCTCCACAGGACAGCCTTGGCGGCCATCCGGGTTGCCACGTCGTTCATAAAGCCGAGGCCGCTGATCTTCGTGGTGACTCGACCGGCGACACGGAGGCCGTGCTCGATCTTGCCCACGGCAGCATCCGCGCCTTCCTCGTAGCGATCAGCGAACGAGTTGAACACCGAGTTGTTGTAGAGGTCGGTGCCGGTGCCATTCCACTCCTCCAGCATCGCTGCCACAGGGTCTTTCAGGACACCACCCTTACGAGCTCGGCGTACCGTGGCGGCCACCTCGGGGAGGTGCGTCAGGGTGTAGCCGATGTAGCCCTTGGACAGCAGGGCAGCCCAGTCGGGCGTCTGCGAGAAGCCGGCCTGGTTCATCGTGGTGGCGTAGTTCCAGTCACGGATCAGGCGGGTGTACTTCGTCAGCGCATTGGCGTCCTCGATCGGCTGGCCGGTGATGAGCTTGCGCACCATATCCGCGGTCGCCTTGACCTTCTTGAGCTCCTTGAGGTTTCCCTCCAGGGCGCCCTCAATCCGGCCGATGCGGTTGAGGTGATCCACCTCGCTCTTGACGCCGATCTTGGCGAAGCCAATGTGACCGGACATCGACCGCTCGTACCGACCGAACAGTTGCTCTACGTTGTTCTCCAGGAAGTCGCTGATCTTCACCGGGACATCCTCGTGGATGCCCTGCTCGATCATCTTGGGTGCGTTCTGGAACACCATGCCGAAGTTCTCGTCGTACTGGGTGCGACGCTTGGCATTGCGGAAGCTGCCCTCTGGA